TACGTCCAAGATCTATCGAGCGGGTATGGTGTTCGTGGAGGCGAACCAGTACCAGCGAGTAATTTCGGATATGGTGATTCGGTCTAGCGACGCTCCGATTAAGGCGTTTTACACGAGTGGCACTGTCCGTAAGCAAGTAACGTCGCAACGTCGCGGTATGACACAGCATTACACCGCGAATAAGAATGCACTGGACCAGGGCGTGCCAGCGCTTCGTATGTTGTTTGAGAACTCCAAGATTCGCATTCCATGGCACCCAGACACACGAGATAGGGTCAAGGTGTGGACCAGCGAAATGCAGGCGTTTGGTTGGGCCGAGGGTAAGTTGCAGGGGGTCGGGGCGCACGATGACACGGTTATGTCGATGTGGTTCTGCGATAAGGCGATCGAGGTGATGGGGTCTGCGTTTATGCCGTCGTTCGGTCCAGACGACGTGGCTCCTGATTTCGATGCTGGCGATCCGTACGATACCGGAGACGGGCCGGGTAGCGAAGACGTGGACTTCTTCGGATCATCTAGCACCGACTGGCGACCTCAAGAGGGAGTTGCCTTTCATCATTTTTAGGTATAGAATGCCTGCGATCAACCAAGCGAGGCTCCACGATGAGTGTCAGATCTGATGGAAGGATCGCCGCTACTGGTAAGCATCCAGATATAGCCGGTTTGAAGCGACCTACTAATCGAGACGTAGTCGATGCGCAGGATTTGATTCGCACCATGCACTCGAATCATACGCCGTCGGATCCTGTTGCGGGTGAGTTTTCGTCTGTCGAGGACGCGGCGTCTGCGTTTGGCCTGGATGCCGAAAAAACCAGGATCGTAGAGTCTTTGATTGGGGACGTGGTTAAGGACGTTCGCGACATGGTGCTTGTCGCTAAGGCAGCTAGAGAGGCCGCCCTGCCTAGCGTAGTCGTGCCCGAGCTGATTAGGCGTGGCGTGAGGTTGCGCGAGCGGTTGAATAAGAGTCTATCGTTTATTGCCAAGGGTAAAAGCCTGCCTATCGGCTCCGAGCGAAGTTGGGGCGGTCGTACGTACGTCAAGGGTAGCGACGGAAAGTGGAAACAGAAGGGGAAGGGTTCCGATAAGGGTACGGACGACAAGCCTAAGCCTAAGCCTAATACCGAAGAAAAGGAAGAAAAGGTCGCTGACGATAAGGGCGGTAAGTCCGCCTCCGGCGACGATAAGAAGGATGACGATAAGAAGGGCAAGAAGGATAAGCCAAAGGGCGGCGACGCTGGAGGTAAAGAGGCGGATAACAAAGGCGGCGAAGACGAGTCTGAGGCGGACCGTTTCGAGAGAATTAAGCAGGAAGCCAAGGACGCGGGGATCAACGTCACAGGCGAGCTTAAGGATCATCACGATCACAAGCACTTGGACCGCCTTGAGGCGAGGATCAAGAAGAAAGCTGCCCAGCAGGCTCAGGCGGGCGCAGAGCAGGAAGACGGCGCTAATCCCATGGACGTAGCTCCGAGCCGCCCAGAGGGGCACGATAGCCCTGTACAGCCGCATGAGGTACACCGTCTGCAGCAGGAGGTCCATGATCTTCGAGTGCAACTCGCGCAGATTAAGGATCGCCTGGATTCACCACATCAGAAGGGCATGTATCGCCAACTGGATCAGGAGTCCAAGGAGGTTGCCAAGGATCCGAGCCCCCAGGCGTTGTCGTGGTTGGGCGATCGTATCAATGCGTTTGTTACACTCGTTACTGGTCTAGCCGCCGAGAAGGTGGGCGATTCGTTCGGCGCGAGGGGCAAGGGCGGCGACAAGCCGGATAAGGGCGAGAAAGATAAGCCGGGTGGAGGGAAGCCCGTAGATCGTAGAAAGGAAGGCTATAAGGCGGGCGAGGAAGATCCGGCTGGCTGGGGCGGCGACAAGGGTAAGAAGGGCGATAAGGCCAAGAAGTCGCTATACGTTGACAAGCGAGGGCGGTTGGTCATGCTGTCCGATCGTATAGAGAAGGCTGGCGGCTGGTCGCCGATTCCCGGTGGAAAGCACGGTGGCGAACGTAAGCGTAAGGGCAATGGCTACGAGTACCGCTACCCGTCTAAAGAACACGCGCAACATGCGAATCGCTACCATAGAGACCAGCACCAGAGCATATCTCGCTATAAAGATAGCGACACGTCTATGCACCATCGAGAAGTCGCAGCGGGGGCTTTGCGTGCTTCTGTGAGTGGGCACCCTACAGAAGAAACACACGATTTCCAGAATAAAGCACCTGGTAGCGTGGAGATTGGAGATACGATCGCCGTGGCGTACGACACACCTGGGGGTATGCACGGTGCTTACGATTCTGGTCCAGCCGTATACGGCAAAGTGACTGCAATTACGACTAGTAAGTTGCAATCTGGAACAGTAGCGTACCAACTCAATACAGATCATGGAAATAGAGTGGTTCGTAACTACGCAGGTAGTAGCGTTAGTGTCGTTACACCTAAGAAAAAGGTGAGTGACTCTGGGGGTAAGCCCCCTGTCGATTACGTTACTGTGTCGTCTGCCGATTTGGATTCGTACCCTAACGGAACTGTGATTGAGACTACTCCGAAGAAGGGCGTTAATCGCGGAAAGCCGGTTATGGCGCGAAAGCGTGGCGACGGTGCGTGGGATATTCATTGGGCAAGTTCTAAGGGCGAGCGCGATATGGTGTTGGCTGGCCGGGCTAGGGGTGTGGACGAGAACAAGACCGCCAGGGGTGTTCTGTTCAGGAGCGATCAGTGGCGCGCGTACGACCCCGATCGACCAGCGGATAAGAAGCCGACTAAGGCCAAGTCCGCGTCTAAGTTAGGAGTCAAGCGCACGGCGCCTAAGCCTAAGCCTAAGGCGAAGAAGCCCCCTCCTGCGCCTAGTAAGAATAAGGCTAAGGCGAAGAAGAAGGCACCGCCGACTCCTGCCGTCAAGAAGCCTAAGACGCGAACCACGGGTGGTAACCACGCGAAAAACGAGCACGGGCATAAGCACGATCTAAAGCCTGGCGACATTCTGACCACTCGGTCGCGGCATGGGTCAGAAACAGTAGTCGTGCATATTGGCGGTAAGTTTGAGCACAAAGGCGAGATCCACCGCAATACTAACGCCCTGTTAAACGACATCCACGGAGTTGGTACCGACGATGGGCCTAAGCGGCACGGTACGACGTTTGGGCGTTACTTCGGGCTCACGAAGCAAGAACGGACTACCCGTAAAGCGATTCGAGAGTTGGCTACCCTAATGAAGTCTCGCCATGTCGCAGTTCGCATGGATCGCGGTACAGACGATATTGAGCTTCTTGGCAATTTGGAGAAGGCGGGCGTACCCCCGTATATGCTCCCATACCCAGGATCGCCTCGCGCTGTGATTGACTCCGATGCAGCAATTGACCTAATCCAGTCTATGAGAGGATCTGGCCATGAGTAACTCTGAAGCCGATCGAGAGCGTGTGGCCGCCATCATGTACGAGGGCTATCCGCTGCGAATTGCTGCGGCTATCGCCAACGACATGGCGCGCCTAGGCAATGTAGAGAAGTCGCATAAGGCCCGACTACCTCTAGGGGAGGGCTGGGAGCCCATTACAGGCGGCGACCATTGCGGCGAGGTGAAGTGTACCGGGTCGTGGGAGACTGTGTATTGGTGGCCAGACGCGGAGTCGGCCAACCGAGCAGCCGACGCGTTTTCTCGCGCTGCGGTGGACGATGGCGACGACATGGCTGGCCCCGGTTCGATTCATCTTTCTGTCGAGGCCGGTCGCTTTGCGTTCCGGTCGTCTTACGGGTCCGACGAGTGGGTGGCGTTGCCTAACGACAAGAATGGCGGGATGATTGGGGTGTACGAGGGCGGTGCCGTGTACCAGTGGCCCGACCTGAAGTCTGCGACCTCCGCCTATGCAGGTTGGGAGGCCAAGTGGAAGCGGTGCGTTCGCGACCGTGTGGTAGCAGAGGCCAAGGGCGCTAAGGTCAAGGACCATTCGCACGAAAAGGAATGGCGCTACCGCAGGATCGCGTACGCCGCTCTCGATTGCGCAGAGCTTCACGCTAGGCACGCCCAGTCCAATTCGTACGCCAACCCCATGGATGTCGCCCAGCCGGTGACCAAGAGCCAGCGTAGAGTCGGCATCGGATCGTCCACGTATCGAGTCGTCAAGCACCAGGACCTGCCTCCCGAGCGGTCTGTGCCCAACCTGCCCGAGCCCAACCGTGAGCCCCCAGGGGACATGGTCACAATCGAAGACGACACCCCCACTGGTCCTGTTCGGCTTGGACCAGGTGGTGCGGTAGTTCCCGCTAACTCGGGATTGCTTTCTCGTAAGAGGTAACCAGTGACACTGCTAGACGAGTTTCGCAAGAGTATCGGCGGTGTTCGCACCCTCGCCTCGCTCGGAGTAGAGTCTGCCGAGCGAGGCGTGAAGTTGTTTAACTCGTGGGCAGATACGAGAGAGTCTAACGCCCGACTGCGCGAGTTTGACGAAAAGATTGCTAAGTCCGAGGCTGAGTCCAGGGCCAAGGGCGGGGCCACAGGCAAGCACGATCCTGAGCGTGATCCTAAGTCGCTGCACTTTGATCCGTTCGACCTGGTAGCGATTATGGGCTATAGGGAGAGGCCTAGCGGTCTCTCGTATGGCGCTATGGAGGGCATCGGTAACGGCATGCCTGTAGTTGCCGACGTGATTCGTACTCGCGTGAACCAAACTACCGCGTTTATGAAACGACCTGAAGATAGGCACTCTCCTGGGTTCAAGGTGCGACCTAAGGACTGGGAGAATACACAGACTACTCCGGCTATGGAGCAGCGTCAGCGAGAGATCGAAGACGTAATCCTTAATACTGGGTTTGCCGACGAGGATAACCCAGACGAGCGCGGTGTATCGTTTCAGACGTTCGGTAGGACGTTTATATGGGATTCGCTTAAGTTTGATCAAGCTACGTTTGAGGTGGTGCCTGACCGAAAGGGCGATCCATCTTACTTGACGATTGTAGACCCAACTACGGTTAGACTACTGGACCCAGGCGCTAGAGAGTCAGGCGATCCCTTTGCGGTCCAGGTAATTAACGGGTCGATTGTCGCAGACTTCCTGCCGTCCGAGTTGGCTTTCTGTGTTCGCAACCATCGCAGTTCAATTCGGGCACACGGTTACGGTATCTCCGAGATCGAGAGTCTCGTTCGTGAGATTACCGGGTTCCTGTGGGGTATGGAGTACAACCGTAAGTTTTTCACGCAAGGATCGGCGACTAAGGGTATCTTGAACTTCAAGGGTACGATTCCTGACAAGCACCTAACCGCGTTTCGTAGACAGTGGTACGCGATGGTATCTGGTGTGTCCAACGCGTGGCGCACCCCGATTACGAACGCAGAAGAGTTGCAGTGGATTAACCTCCAAATGTCAAATCGCGACATGGAGTATTCCGCGTGGATGGACTTCCTAATCAAGATTACTTGCGCGAGGTTTCAGATCGCACCTGAGGAGGTTCAGTTCAGTTACGGAAATACCGGCCAGTCGTCCGCCATGGGCCAGGCTCCTATCGAAGAGAAGTTGAAGGCGTCACGCGATCTAGGTCTACGGCCTTTGGTGTGGTTCCTGTTCGATTGCATTAACGAGCATTTCGTTAACCGACTTGACCCCGATTTCGAGGCGGTGCCTGTCGGATTGGATCAAGTGGGCCCCGAGGCTGAAACAGAGCTACTCGGTAAGCAGGTTAAGATTTACAAGACGGTGGACGAGGTTAGGGCACAGGTTGGCGATCCACCACTGCCCGACGGCAAGGGCGAGTGCATCCTAGATCCTACCTGGTTGCAGTTCGCACAGGGTATTGACGGAATGGAGGCCGACGAAGAAGGAGATGGCGAGTTCGATAACACAGTAGACATTGACGATGATACAGACGACGATGGTGATTTCATGTCAGACGGTATAGACGGCGAGGACGCTGGCGAGGATGCCGACCTTGACTCCACACCTGAAGATACTGTAAAATCATCATCGCCAAGGCGCGTTGTTCGGTATGAAATCGAGCTGTAACGCACACGACCGCAAAGCCCCAAAGGAGAACCCATGGGAGCCCCAGCACTCATCGACGCCCAGGCTCAGACGATCCTGGACTACGTTAACGCCCGTATGGAGGCTGACTATAACCAAATCGTGGAAGGCGGAATCATCACTGACGGCGGTACGACACAGGGAGCCGGCGCTGGCACAGCCCCGAACTACGATGCCGACGCCTCCGCTACTATCGCGGTGATCAACGGACAGAAGCACGAGAAGGCCGCCACGGCTGATATCGACTCTACCGCTGGCGCCGCTGTCGCGTGGGGTGCTACCAGTGGTAAGGCTCTGATCGCTACCACTGTTTTCGAGTCGGGTAGCGGCAACGATACTCCGGCATGGAACACCGTGATGGGCGACGTGGCCGATACTGGTGACGAGGTAGCGCCTACCGACGCCGAGATCACTGCGGCCCTCGGCCACGCCAACTGGTTGCGAGTGTCCGATTCGGTTCTGACTCGTGTAGCCGATACGTCAATTACCCTCGTGCCGGATCATACCGTGCGCGATGGTATCGTAAACACATACAGCGGCGTGTCCACTACCGAGTCGGCTTTCCGCGCATAAGGATAAGTCGTGTGCGTCGTCTTCGGATTGAAGCGCCTGCGGGTTTTGTGGCAGACGAGCCTGTAGGGGCTCTAGAGGCCCTAGTCGCTATCGTTGAGTCTGAAGGAGTCGACTCTGACGACTGGTTGGTTAAAGCCCTTCGCGGCCGTGGCGTTAAACGAATCGGGGTTCCTGTGTCTAGGGAGCCCCGATTTCGTGTAATTGAGGGCACAGTCTCCGAAGCGCACAAGCGATACAGCAGTTGTATTACCGCTATGAACCAAGCAATCGCAGAGCGATTGGAACAGGCCGCGAGAGACGCAAAGAAGCAAGCTAAGAAAAAATACGCGACCAAACGGGGTTAATGTGATGGACGCTGGGCTGGCTGAAGGTGTGTTGGTAGTTCTGTCAATTGCAATCGGGATCGTGGGCTACTTCGTTAAGGGTTTGGTAGCTGATCACAACGAAGTCAAGAACAAAGTGATAGACGTAGAGAAGAAAGTCGCGGTGCAAGAGGCCCTAATAGCATCGCAGGATTCTACGATTCAAGAGGTTCGGAAAGACCTCAAAGAGCTGCTTAAAACCATGGGCGAGATTCAAGCGCAAATTGCCGGGATATGTAATAGATCCGGTAGTTAAGGTGCGACGTGTCACTAATCATAACTCCAGAGGTCTTGCGAGACCTTAAACGCATTGTCGCGGACCACCATACCGCTATGGCGGCTGTCTTGTTCGGGGCTCAGGCTGTTACCGATGCCGAGTGGGAGTTGGCGGTTAATCTGGGTCTAGTAGACCCATCGGGGACGACAGCGGGTATCGTTAGCGACTTGCACACGTTCGGTATTCTCATGGCGCATATGGACCATGCTCCGGCGTCGTGGGACGTTACTCGCTTTAGAGAGCATGTAGTAAAGCACCCAGTCCCTCGTACTAGAATGGAGGAGCTTTCTGCAGAGCACCTAGCGAGGCATGGCGCGGCTCATGTAGTCGGTTTGGGTAACAAGGTTGGAGCTGAGATCGGTAATTCGCTGATTGAGGCGGATCGCGACCTGGATCGAAAGATGCGGGGGGCGATTAGAGACGTTTTGGGTTCCTCGTTTGGCGACGAAGACGCCACCGAGCGGATGAGAGAGCGAGCGCGGGATCGTGGGCTGCCTGACGACTTCTTTGACGATTCGTTCCGTAGCACGATTGGACGCATGAAAAGCGACATGGGGCACGCCACGGGAGATTGGGCTAGAGACTTCCAGCGTATCGCGCAGACCGAGAGCCATACGGCCATTAACGAGGGTTTGAAGGATCGTTGGTACGAGCAAGAATTGGACATGGCCGAGGACGACGATAGAAAGCCGCGACCTCTGCGGGCTTTCCGCGTGCCTAGGCCTGACGCGTGTAAACACTGTGTTCGTCTGTACACAGAAGGCGGGGCACCTCGTATTTTCCTTCTTAGCGAGTTGGAGTCCAACGGGACCAATGTAGGTCGGAAAGTCGGTGAGTGGAAGCCTGTTA